TCGGCATAGTTACCAAATTTTAATTCCGGTCTACCGGCTATTACTGACTTATATATATCTGGATTTTCGTCAATGAACATTTTTACATCTGCTTTAACTTCGCCGTTTAATCCCCACCAAACGTAACGTAAACCGGCAAACATTCGCACTGATTTCGGAAGGTATTCTGAATAAAACTGTAACTGTAAAATATCTATCCACAATTCTTCGTCATGCTCTACGAGTTTTTTATCAGTGTTTCTTAATTCTTCCAATGCTTTTGTATTTGTATTTATTACTTCCGCTATATCACAATGCATCTTGCATACATCGGTTGCTCTGCGACCTCTGTTGTTAGCGCAATCCCTTCTTTCTTCACATTCCTTGTTATCTTTGTTGTCATTGTTATCGCTACAATCGCGTTCAATTTCAACGGGTCCGATTTTTGCTTTTTTCATTTTCGGGAAAATTTTATCAGCACCCCTAATCATAGTTATAACAAGACATACCAGAATAATAATGTTAATAAAATTACGTTCTAAAAATTGAAGTACTAAATTAGTTTCTTCTGCGGAACTCAATTTTTCCCTCCCGAATGATTATCCTGAATATAAAAATTATCACCTGTTAATTCAAAGAGAGTTTTGTCGATTATTTCTTTCGCTTCAAAGATATTTTTTCTGTATGTATCGAGCTTGTTATACATACCAATAATGAGGCTGATGTCCTCTCTTACTGTACGAAGTTTTTCGATTAGTTCTTTTTGTTCTATCACGCATTCCCCTCTCAGCGTTATTTATTCAGCAGTCCTAGCGCCCAATTCCACAAGCCTTGTCCGAATTTCATTTATCCTGTTTCGGCAAAATTCGCGGCGTTCATGTAAAACAGGATCAGTCTGCGAAAGAACCTGCCCAAACTCCGAAGCCTTGATGACTTTATAATCCTTCCCGTCCAATTCTCTCTGGAAGGTTACTTCTTCTTTTTCAAGACTTTCGATTTCTTCTCTTTTTGCTTTCGCTTCGGGCTGTTCGCCTAATTTGATTTTTCCGGTACTGTCGATATATGCGGTACTTCCGGCAGCTTCCCATTCCTCGACTGTTACGGTTTTGTCGGCTTTTGTAATTCCGTCAATTTGTGCCATTGCAGCCAGATCAGTATGGCTTATTACTCTGCCGTTTTTCTTTGCCAGATAAATATTCATAAATACTCCTTCCCCATTTTTGGGCAATAAAAAAAGCCCGCAGAGACAGGCAGAGAAAAATTCTCTAACTGTCGCTACGGGCTCCCGCGTTTTCGGTTCGCCAAATTAAATTATATCAAAAGTCTAATATGCCATGAAAATAATGTCAAGTGTTTTTTGGGTGTTCATTAATAAAGAGATTGTCATAATAATTATCCATGAATTTTACTTTTTTGTAGGCATGAAAACGCCTTATATAATTACCGCGCCATGACTGGTATGCTACCCTTATATCCTGATAATCCATTCTGCCCTCAGTTACAAGCGACTTAAAACATTTTAATTTACGCCTCATTCTCTTTGCCGATTCTTTTGTCGGCTTTTTATAAATCTTTCCATTTGCCTGTAGAAAGTATTTGCCTTTTAGAAATAAAAGCCCTTCGCTTAATGGAAATATCCGCGTTTTCCTTTCATTTACTGTTATACCTAATGTTTTGCAAATCACTTTTATTTTTTCAAGGCATTCCTCAAGGTATTTTTTATCTTTGTGAATTAAATATAAATCGTCCATATACCTGCCATAAAACTTTATTTGCATTTTCTCTTTTATAGCATGGTCAAGTTCATTACAATGGAAAATCGCAAATACCTGTGATACCTGGCTTCCTAATCCCAAAGATACGTTATCGCCGAACGGCTTTATAAATTGCCATATAAGATCAATTATCCTTTCATCTTTAATATATTTTCTAACACGCTCCATTAAAATATCATGCTGTATGCTGTCAAAATATTTTCTAAAATCAACAGTAAGCGCGTAACCTTCATTTGAATATCCGTTTTGCCTATAGTATTTTGAAAGATGTGTAACAAGCCGCTTTACAGCAAAATGTATACCCTTATTTTTAACCGATGCGCCGTTATCGTAAATAAGAGAACGGCACAAAGCCGGAACAAGTATCTGGTCGCATAATGCTTTTTGAACAACACGTTCTGAAATATGAATTGACCTGATATGTCGCTTCTTGCCGCGTTCATTCAAATCAAATTCTACAAAACCATGATGTATATTTTTTCCGCTATCGAGTTTCTCTATAGTTTCGGATATGTTATTCAAAAGGTTCATTTCGTAACGCTGTGTAGATTCTTTCCACGACACGCCTTTTCGACATGAACGGAAAGCGGAATATAAAACATTTGGATCTGTCAGGATTGTAAAATCGTCAAGAGGCGTGATTATTTCATCATGCTTTTTATCTCTTTTTTCTTTTCTTCTCAGATAACGCGCCGATTTTCTTTCGTTACTTGTCATGCGGCTGCCCTGTATAACATCCTCCGGGCTTGCTGGCTATAAAGCATTGAAGCCCGGAGGCGTGCGCCTACCATGCTACATAGTGCCAATAGGTATGAAACGGAAGAGACGCACATCTTTCCGCCATGCAAGAAGCGTACACCTAGACACATCAGAGTTATTATTTTCCGCAATGCGGAAGGATACAGTCTCCTTCTGTGGTGAGGCAAATCGGTTGTAAACAACCTACTGTTAATATGCCTCCACTGAATCGGGGGCAACACCGCCCGAACTACTCGCGTTGTTGTTGTTACTATTACCATTGTTGTTGACATTACAGAAGTTAGCGCCGGAGTGAGCCGTAAATAGACCGTACCCTTATTCACAATTTTAATATTCTCCCTTGATAATTTTCTTTGCCAGATCGTTAGTTGATTTTCGCCAGCCTTTTAATAATTGTATTTCTTTTTCAATTTTTTCTACATAAGGCATCATCTTTTTTACATCTACAGTAAAATTATCAAAGCGAAGGGAGAACACGTCTTTGAAATATTTTAATTCCTGTATGAGCTGATAGCAATTCGCAATAGCGGCGGTTTGGTATCTGCGCCTGTCTGCTAATTCATCTGATTGTACACGCCTGACATATTCCGCTGGCATTTTCTGTACATCGGGCGTTTTGGGATCAACCATTGGAGAGGGATAAATCGAATTGCCCGCTGTTATATTCATCATCAGGTTTCGACATAAATCCATTATGTGCGTTCTGAAATTATCTATCATCCAATCCGGTATTTCTCCGGGTAGCGGTTCTTCTTCATCGGCTGAGGTTTCTATTTTTTCTGATTTTTGTCTTTTTGGTTTTATTCCGAAGTTTCTTAATAGATATGCTGTTAATTCAGCTCTTAATTCGCTGGCATTGTTATAAAATTCAAGCCTTGATATGCCTCTTTTCCTTTTTATAACAGACAATGCCTCCCTTCCGGCAAAACCCGCAAAATCAAAATTTTTTCCGGTCGCTACGCGACAGTTAAAATTTAGGGTGGGCTGCAAAGCAGCCCACTGGAAGTATCATATCACAGACAACTCTCACCCCACAAGGGGGTGAGAGAACTAGATGAGTGTGGCTACAAAATGCCATGCGCTTGCATCTTGCTTTATTTTTACGCCACACAGAAGGCGGGGGCAACACCGCCCGAACTACTCGCGCCGTTGGCGCTACTATAACCACTGCTGCTGACACCACAGAAGTAAGCACCGGAGTGAGCCGCGGGAGTAGACAGCCAAGACCACTGCCTTGCGCCGTTCCATAATCGCATTCTGTATTCGTAACCATTCTGGAAAATCGGGAAATGCACATTTGTCGTATACCCGACACGCTCAGGAATTACAGGCGATGTAAGTGCTTGCATATAAGTACCTTCATCACCCCAGTAAGGACAGCCGAATATTTCAATTTCCGAAGGAATGAATACAGTGTAATTATTCCATGCGTAACTGCTTTTTTTGCTATGCGCTTTTTTGATTGTGTATAACACATTGCCTAATTGCGCTTTAAGGGCAACAGCGAAAGCGCCCGAACCATCGCCTGTCGCACCTTCAAGATATGTGCGTAATTCACTCGCGGCATAACCGCCTGTATTATCATTGGCGGCGTTCATGCGTGATCTGAAACAATTATTGCGGAATGTGAAAAGGATATGATTCTTTTCGTTGCCGTTTCCTGTATCGCCGACCCTTTTGTATGTATTGAAACCAGCGATAACAATTCTGTTGTTCTTATAAGTTTCATTCCATGCCTGCGGAGCATCGCCGTTATTATGAGGAGCTGCGCCGCTTAAATCCAGACCGTCAATATAATCGCCGATCATAAGATCGCCGAAATCAGGAATTTTGCTGTTGTCAATCTCAGCATTGTTGTTACATCTGCGCTGTAATTCGATCATCGCTTCCTGTATAGTGCTAACGCCCAAAACTTCAAAAAGGTTTCTTCCGAAACCGTCAACCATTGTTGCATTAACTACCGATAAATCGGCGCTGACAATATCGGGACCGTCATTAACCCACTCGAAAACAGGGGGATCGCTGTCAGGTGTGTTATTCAATACCCATACAAAGCCGTCAAACAAATTCTTTACGCGGGTATTATTGAAAATCATCAACTGATCCGTAATACCAATTTCCGCTAACGCATAATTTGTCAACATCTGCTGTGTCGGTACTAATGTACCAAAATCATTCGCTGGCAAATATCCGCCTCTGCCTTTCAACATTGCTACTTGCCTGTTAAGAAAAACAGTTCTATTCGCAAGCTGTTGTAACGGTACATTGTCAGGACCAATATCATTACCTATTGCGCCTTGCAAATAATCATCATTCTCATGTCTGCGAATTCCTTCTTCCCATACCGGGCTTTCTGGTATAAACATATTACACTCCTTATAAAATTATTGTCCAATGTCCTACAAGGCTTATGTCAGCTTCCTTGTGAATTGGATTTTCTCTGATTCTCCTTGCGAACAGTGTGTCATCTACCGTAAGCAAGCCAAATTCCATAATTGCCATTCCGTTGTTTTCACCAACAGGCAATTCCCAATCAATTTGTACCTGTCCTGTTGCCGGGTAACTGAACGCCTTAACATTCCTTACAAACTGATTTGTAATAGCAGTATCAGCTAATGTCGGATCAGCTCCGTTAGTGCCAAACGCTATTCTGTTAATGCTACGCCCTGTTACGTTACCCGCAATAAGACGCGCAACCTGATCACGCGCACCGTTAACGATTAGATTATTCTCGATGATTTTATCAATAAGAATTCCGTTTTTGTAAACTTCAATCGTTAAGATGCCTTTTAATGCGTGTCCCTGTTCCGGCAAATCTTCAATAAATTCTATCATTGCGATTCCTCCATAAAATATATCTGATTATTCCAACGGAATTAAAATCATACTGTTTCTTTTAATACTTCCATTCCTTTTTTTTGAACCGTTACGGAAATAGTGATACATCATACCTATTGAAAAACTCTCTGCTACCTTCATATTCTCTGATTCTTTAATTGCACCAGATACATTTATTACAAACGGATCGATAATACCATTAGAAGAACGTGCTGTAATGCCGTTTCTCTTTTGGCTGCCGTCCCTGCGTATATTTCTGTTAATAGTTTCTGAGGCTTTATTTTCTAAAACCACCTCAAGGGTATCTGACATTGCCATTTTGTCAGTGTGCTGTACGTTTATTTGAATAACGCTAGGGCTGTCTAAAATTGATTCTAATAAACTGTTTCGCTTTACTGTTCCGTTTCTTTGTATTGCGCCGTTTCGGTATATAACAGACTTCCATGTATCTGTATAATCATTACCAATACCCAAAGAGAAAGCATCTTGCATACCAGAACTTCTTTTAACAGGCTGGAATACCGCGCCTGTTGCCGGAACTCTGCGTAAACCGTTTCTTATTTGTACTCCGTTTCGTATAACAGAACCATCACGAATTAAAGGTATATTTTCTGTATCAAATACGGTTTTTCCGTTTCTTAAAACGCGCCCATTTCTTTTTACCCTCTGCGATAATGTGTCAGGTGTAGTATGAATTGTGCCGACCATTGTATTGTTTTCTTCCATTGGCAATTCGTCATGGAAAATAATTATAGAAGTCATTATGTCTAAGAAACTGCGTGTATTCTTTACAGAGTTTATCGCTCTTGTTATTTTTGCTATGGTTGCGCTGTCAGGCAGGAAGTCGCCGACCGTTACGCGGAAATGATGAGGCAATCCATTGTATTCGTACCATTCTTCTATTTTCGCTTCCGCAAATATTTCTGTAACAATTTCCTCGATAGTAGAAGGCGTTCCTTTTCTTGTATGCCAGTCAAGCGATTTTTTTACCAGTGCTATTTTTACATCTAATGGTAAATCAGGCTGATAAAAGTCAACATGAAACTGCCAAGCAAGAAGATCAACCAGCGTTTCATTGACTATTTTATTCAGCATTAAATTAGGAATAATAGCTACATCAGGAATTTTATTTATTATGTCATGTAACGTCTTATCAAATGCTTCCGCTATAGCCCTGACATTTTTATCACTGGCTATATTAGGTGGGAGTAAATCAAGTATAGATACGTTACTTAATTCCATTATGCGTCCTCTAATCCTTCGTAATTTACATCTTTATTGCCGCCGAATTGCGCCGCTTCATTCAATTTTAATTTTGTAAATACCGGCTCAGTTATAACCACACGTTTTACACCGCAATTCATAACAAGCCTATGGAGCATATCAGGGTTTATATCTAAACCAAGGCGGGATTTTTGCCAGCTTATGTATTCCTCGACCGCAACATCAACAGCATCAATCATTGAAGCCGCTTCTGTTGCTCTGTCGGTTTCAATCCAGTATTGAAATGAAACATTAAACCCTACAGGCTCAGGCATAACAACATGAACAAAATCTGTAAGAGGGCGGCGTGTTTTCGGTGATAATGCTTCCGCTACTTGATCTAAAACGCCCTCAGTCGGAAGCTCTCCGTTCTTCATTAAAACAGTTACATCAACATTTCCCGGACCTGTTCCGCTTTCTCGATAATAATTTCCTAACGCTTCGTAAAATGCGCTCGCGTCATTTATTCCCCACGGCTGTAAAAATTCCGCAAACTTTACAAGGTCTAATTCAGGCATCCATACTTTCGCATCAGCAATACCGGGATTAGCCGATCTTGCCCAGAACTCATACGCGCCGTCAGGTCCCGCAACAGATATTGACTCAGGCACTAACCGAAGTCTTTGCCTGTACGCTTCCAATTCCTCTCTTTCAGTACCGCCGCTTGATACGGTTATGTTTTCAACAGAAGTAACAAACGGAACTAAGTCAGCCATATTTTTTATTGTGCCTACATCGAAGCCATCACCCTCGATACCCGCAGTCATACTTTGCGCATCTACATCGCCGTATAATTCCCCTGCCGGTATTTCAAAATACTTTATCGTTGCAAAAAAGATTTTATTATCAGGGGTTGATCTACTGCCTTTCGGTATCGGTGTAGGAACGGTGCGGGGAACAGATAGCGTATAACGTAAAGTTGTGAGAGAATAGGCGGCGTTCATACGGTTGCCGCGCTCTCCATATAAATATCCGATATGCTCTATAGTGGAATCGTCAGCAAAGTATAAAAGGTTTCCCTTGCCTGTTTTGTCAATGTCATGGTTTACTTGTGCCAATAATGTCGCTTCGGTTAATTGAATTAATCTTTCAGGCGCAGCCAGAGAAAGCCGAAAGCCAGGATTGCCGCTTGCGCGTACAACTGTTTCAAAAACTTCTCTTAATCTGTCGGCTAATACACGAGCGTCATCTTGCGCAAATTGTAAATTATCAAAATTCATTATAACCTCACTTGTACAGTAACATCGGGCTTAATGCTGCCGTTTAATGGATCAGCATTCCATGTTATTTGTTTCAAAATGGCTCTGGGCTCATATTTCCGTAAAGCCATGAATATACTTTGTTCTGCCATTGCCTGCGCTTTGGGTATTGGTCTGTCAACAAAATCAAACGATATACCAAAATCACGATCTAACGGCTGTGTACCTTTCGGTGTCGTAATTATTGTCTTTACGTTTTGCATAACTTCCTGTATACCATTTGCCCCGAAAATAATTCCTGTAGGAAGTGTATCTGTTGTTGAAAACTCAGCCATTAGTTATACTCCTTAAATCTGCACGTCAATTCCATCCATAAAATATCACCCTTACCAGCAGCAAACCTTGTAGATACGCTGCCAATGCCATCAAGATACCAAAGGTTTCCTGATAACGGACGGCCTTGTAATATCAATGGGAAATTTTCTCCATTGCGCACCATAGAACGTACTGTATCGTATTCGGTTCTAGGGTCTACACCTAACGCTCTTGTAAGAAATATTTTTATCTCCGCTTCATCTTGACCGGGACCTAAGAATTCAGATAACGGCGCGGAATTTATTACATCATGGGTTGCCCATCGACCAGAAGTGTCTTGAGTAATTTCAGAGTATGTTAATGCTTTGTCGGCGTTCACTTCAAACACTAACGCTCCCCATGATCCAATTTCCATTAAAAAATACCTCCTATCATGCGATCACCATTCTAGTTGTCGCGCCCGTAAATGCGGCATGACTACCGGCTGACGGCGCAGGGTTTGGAAAACTTGTTTTAAGGCTTGTGATAACTTGAGAACAGAAGTTTTCCATTGCCTTATCGGGATCATCTTCTTTTCCCTGCGTTGCTGTAATTACACCAGCGGGATTAAATGAAAGCGGCGCCAATGTAAAACCAGCCGCAGGAGAAATATTTATACTGCTTTTGATAAAAGCAGCAAGTGTTACAAGAAATATTGTGAATGAACCTGATACACCTAACGTACCAGAACCAGATAGGGAAGCCTTGAAAGAAGTCTGCGGATCGCTTGCGCCTGATGTCGGATTAGTAGCTGACCAGCTATAAGTAATTTCCATATTGTCAACGATATATTTAAGAATAGCATCGCCGAATTTCTTATTTGCGTTTGCCGCGCTGTCGGCTTCTTTATTTATTTCGGAGATAATCGTTTTTTTCATATCCGCTGCGTTCATGCTCATATTACGTCCCCGCTACCTTATTACCGCCATGAGGCGCACCTGTGAAAAGGCAATTCGGTATAGCGCATAGCGGTCCCGTTGCTGGCGATACAGTGCCTTTCATTGAAAAATTGCCGCCTGTTATTTCAACATCTGCTGATTCAATAACAACCTTCGGAGAATTTATATTTGCTTCTTTGGTTGCCTCGATGTTTGCCGTTTCCACTGTGATATTCGCCTCTTTTTTAACTTCAACTGTTGCATTTTCTTCAACAGTTACCTCAGCGTTTTTTGTTTTTATTATTGCTGTTTCAATAACTTCAATGTTTATATTTTTAGTTTTAATAACAGCATCTTGATCTACAATTAAATCCAGCGTTCCTTTTTCAGCGTCAAACCTTACAACATTCTTTCCGTCATCGCTTACAAGTAAAATAGTTTTTGGCTTACCGCCTTGAGGCATCTTATTTCCTGTATAAACCTTGCCGATAACATATCCCTCTTTGCTGTTAGAAAGTTTTGCTGATACGGCATGATCTCCCGGTTCCGGCACCCAAAAACAATTCCAGCCGCCGATAGCCGGAAATAAAACCTGCATATCTCCGCTTACCATGCCACTCAAATCATCATGAGCAACACGAGCTGAGGCGCTTTTTACGTTATTTTCTGAAACCTGTCCCTGTTGTAACATATCAGTACCCCACCAAACATCTATGGGCTTTAACTGTTGTTTTATACCCGCCGCCAATACCATGTGTCGCTTCATCGACACTATACTTTCCGCTATATACACCAAAATTAGTTAGCTGAATATTTACACCGCCGACCATTTTTACATTACCGACCATATTCAATGTACAAGTCCATTCCATTTTATTTTTCTGACGCGCTATAGCTCTTGCTTTCCTTGTGGCGTTGTCTATTTTGTCAGATCGTTGTTCTTCAAAATCTTCCGTTGTGTTATTGAACGCATTAAAGCCGGTATCAAAAGTTCCGCCAGATGCGTCCGATGATGTGTCGTTACCTTCACGGAAATCATCTCCGCGTAAATCTCCCGGACGTGAATTTACAATAGCTTCCTGTCCTGTTTCTGGCGGATTAGGCGGTTCAAATGTACCTTGCACTAATTTTCCGCTTTTTGGATCTTTGTAACTTAGTACAACCTTGCGTACTGTTTCGCCTGTGTTTTGCGTGAATTGATAACTGATTAATCTACCGTCTTTGTTCTCACTGGTTTTTATTTCACTTTTATCAAAAGTATCAATAACATCTTTTTCCTCATATACTGATTCTTCAAATAAAACTAATTTTCCAGTCGTTACTTTTAATGACACGCCGTACTCTGTACATAATTCATTCAAGAAAGATAAATCAGATTTTTTTTCCTGTTCTATACGGTCAAGTTCAATTTCACTTTCGACTTCATACATTAATTCAAGCTCTGCGTCACTCGCAATATCCTGAGCTATTTTTTGCAATGTTGTGTTTTCCCATGCTCTTGTCTTTTCGTTCCGGCGCATACCAGTAGATATTGGAGTAGACAATGCTTTTATCGCAACCGCGTCTGGAGGTCCCGAAAAATCAACGGTATCAATCTCAAACATACCGCAATCTAATTCGTCATATTCGCCATCGCCATTCCAGTTTTCGACACATATCTTTGCGTGAAGAATTGCACCCTTCACAGCGTTATTTGTAATCTCTGTACCTTCTTTTATTTCAGGCGCGGGTACCGGAGCTGGTGCGGTTGATCTGGGATCTGCTGTGATGTCGTTAAAATCTGACATTATCTAATAATCCCCCTTTTAATATCTTGAATAAGTAATAATTTGCCCTCAAACCCTCTGTACTGCGGATTCTGCGCTGTAAAATCGCGCCATGTCGCTGTAGGCGTTATGCGTTGTAAAGTCCTGCCTTGCTCTGGCGTTAAATCAGATTCATCAATTAGCCTCTGTAAATTTGCGGAGCTTGTTCCGTTCTGTAATGCCTGCGCCATTTCCGTATAATCATAAGGAGGTTCGGGCGGTTCAGGCGGAGCAAGCGCAATTTTCGGATACCATGCGTTATGCCAATTACCCTCACGGTCATGGCAAGAAAGCGTTAAATCATCTGATTCACCGCTTGCCTTATCAACATACGTCATTGTTACAACAGAATTTGTTAATGCTTCTGTAATATCTTTGCCGTCATATTCGATTTTTATATATGCTTTTCTCGATGCTGCCATATTACACCTGCTTCCACGGCGGTAGGCTTGCCGATGATTGCGCCCTTGCTTGCGGTCTATCTGGTACGTTGATCACTTCTGGTTTTTCAAACTTTACGATGTGTCGCAAGTTAGGATTTGCCTCTAATAAAATATGAGCAAAACCTTCATCGCCATATATTTTCCAACTGAGTAAATCCCAAACATCACCTTGCATTGTCATTAACTGTCTCATGTGAACACCAGCCTTTTTTGGTCGCGCATTATAACAGCTAACGCATCTTTTACTTTTGATACCATGTCCTCTGCGGCTGTCTGTCCTGCGCTTTCTATTTGACTTATCATGCTGCTGTCAGGAGTACCGCTGAAACTGTTTGATATACTAATTTCAAAATTCAATGAATGACCGCCGTTGTTATTCGTTACTTTGCTTGCCGCGGCTTGCATAACGGACGGCGTTTCTGTTTTGGTTGTTCCTGTGTTCTGTGCTGTGGCTTGTTTTATGTAACCGCCTATCATTCCCGCTTCTTTCCAGATGTCAAATCCGCTTTTACTGTTGTTTAATGGAATAACCGCTTCCGGTCCCTTTTCGCAAATTTCCGCTATGTGCCGAGTAGTGAATATTCCGCCATCTGCGTGTCCGAATAATCCGCCGACAAAGTTTTTAACGCCGCTTACGGCTCCTGATACTTTATCACCGACACCGCCGAGGAAATTTTTAACGCCGTCTATAACATCACCGACAATTTTGAATTTATCTGTAAAGAACTTCACGAATGATTGAACTTTCTCTTTTATGCTGTCAAATATTCCTTTTATTACATCGACAAGACCAAAGAAAAGATTTTTTACAGCACCAATAGGATCAGTAAATACATTCTTGAAAAAATCGGAGAATAAACCGATAACTGTTTTGATTGTGTCGAATACAGAATTGAAAAAAGACTTAAATCCGTCAATAATTCCTTTTACGAAACCGACAGCGTTTTCCCATGTTACCTTAAAGAAATTGCCGACACTTCCTGCGATATTTTTTATGCCTTCGCCTACATTACCGAAAAAATCACCAACAGCAGATAGTTTTTCACTTGCTACATCTTTGAAATTGGCAAAACCATTTTTTAATCCGTCAAGGGATCTGTTGCCTAAATCTTTTATACCGCTAAAATCACCTTTGGCAGCTTGTTTTATCGCGCCGAACACATCACGACCGACACCTACAAGACCGGGAAACCTATCTTCAATTTTTGCCAATGCCTTGCCGCCGACATCTTTAATTTTTCCCCAAACGCCGTCAACTGCATTTCTAAACCCTTCATGGTTTTTATAAAGAGCTGTCAATCCGCCTGCGACAGGGCTTACCATACCGATAGCAATACTTTTCCAATTATTTTTAAGGAAACCGCCAGCTTTACTTGCCGCGCCTTTTATACCGTCCCATGCTTTGCCAGCAGTATCCTTAATACCGCTCCATGCTTTTATTGCGCCGTCTTTTATTTTATTGAAAACACCGCCGAAAAAATCACCAATACCACTGACAATATTTTTTATACCTTCAAACACGCCAGCAATAAAGTCTTTAATCTTCGTGAATATTCCTAGAATAAAATCTTTTATTTTTCCAAATACCTCTTTGGCTTTTTCCCAAACCTTACCCATAGCCTCTTTTATCTTGTCCCAGTTTTTTACAACCAAAACAATTATTGCTATCAGGGCAGCGACAGCGGCGATAATTAATCCTATGGGATTGGCAGCCATAGCCGCATTCATAGCCCACTGTACAACGGTTAAACCCTTCCCCGCTGCTGCGGCGGCTGTCTGTGCCGCTTTATAAGCGACTATTGCGCTCTTTGATATATTTACTGCGGCGTTGTATGCTGTTTGCGCATACGTTACCGCTGATATTACAACTTTAATTCCTGAGAGTGCCGTCTTTAACGACATGAGAACACCGATGATTATAGCAAGGTTCTTCCAACCGCCGACAAAATCTTTTACTTTGGTTATGTTATCCCAAACATTTGTTGCGACTTCTTTTATCTTTGCTATTATTTCCGGCAACCTAGAAACCATATCACCTAACCACGCGCCAAACCTTGCGCCGAGTTCTTGAATAACAGGCATTTGTTCTTGTAATGCGCCTCTCAAAGTTTGAAAAGCCTCTGTTAATGGTCCTATAGCTCCGCCGATAAATTGATTTTTCATTCCAGTAACGGCTTGCCCAAGGCGCGATAATTGATTTCCGTATTCTTCAGAAGCTCTTGCCTGACTTTCAGAAAATATAATTCCAAGGCTTTCCGCCTCAGCTCCTAACGCCTGTATTCCTGCGCTTCCTTTTCTCATTGCCGCCGCCATTTTGGGACCTGCGGTTTTTCCGAAAAGTACAATCGCGGCGTTCGCTCTCGATGCGTCATCGGGTAGTGTTTGCATATAATCAGCGATTCTTTCAAACGCCTGTTCTGGTTTCATAGAAGCCAGCTTCGATGCGCTTAACCCTATGCTTTCTAATTGTTTCTGTGCCGCTTCATTTCCGGCAGCGCCTTGATTAATCGTGTTTGTCATTTTTTGAATTGCGCTGTCAAATTCTCCGGCTTCTATTCCGCTGTCAGTCATTGCATATTTTAATTTCTGATAACCTTCTATCGCCATGCCCAGGGAATCGGCTGTTTTCGCAACCTGATCCCCGGCAGTAGCAAACGAATTCGCCATAGCAATGACACCCGCGCCAGCGGCGGCAACACCGCCGACAACGCCGAGTGCTAACTTTGAAGCGTTAGATGTAAATGTACTAAAATCTTTACCGAGTTTTTTTCCCGCGTCTTGCACGTCTTTGATATTGGCTTTAATCGAGGCAAGCGCAGCCTTTGCGCCTTTATCCTGTCCTGTTATTTCGAGAGCTAAATCCCAAACTGTTTTTTTTGCCCCTGCCATTTTTATTTTCCTGTTTTCGGTTTATTGGCTTCTTTCAAAGCCTTTTCAACATCGGCATCGTATTCAAATAATTCTGATAACGGTATACCTAACCAATAAGGTATCGGTGTATTCAAAATTATCGAAAGCCCTATAGCGATCCCTCTAATAAATTTAGAAGGATCGCCCCTTTGAAGATTCTCAAAGAATTTTATTTCGGTGTCGCTGGAGGTTTTTCTGTATCCGGCTTCTTCTCTGCCGGTTCTGTAAAATTCTTTTTTTCTTCGTCACCTTCTGTAAACTGGTTATAGAACTCTTGCGGGTCTCTGTGCATTATGAACGCCGACACTGTTTGCCATATTTTTTCGTAATCGTCAAACAGCATTTTCTCGATAAACCTGAAAGGCTTACCAGAAATTACCGCAGCAAGGCGCGCGCAATACTCAGATGATGTCGGACGATTAAAAATTGATATGTTACCACCGCCGATTGTATCTTTTTCGCAAGTGTTAAGCATTTCGCCAGTTATTATGCCAAAATCCAATTCCAACGAATCAATTTCTTCACCTTCCCATTTTCTGGGCGTGTTTAATTTGATCTTTACTTTTCCTCTGAACATTAAAAGCCTCCTATGCCAATATGTTCTGGCGTGTTTCAGCCATTAAGTCTTTGCCATTGACCTTGTAGATATACTTGAACGGATCCCATTCAAGAACTTCCTCGCCGTCCAAGAAGTGTTGCGCATAATAGACCTGCATTGTGATTGAAGCATCACCAGATGAACCTTGCTCGACCGAGCCGGGATTAGAACCGCTTAACGGTCCTTTTAATACCCAACGATCAGGTACTTTCTGCTGAGTGTGATTGTCAGGATTAGTTACAATAACTTCATTTCGCAAGTCCAGGGTTTTAGTAGTGCCAAGCTCAAGGTACTGGATTATATCGCCATAGATTTTTGGACAGCTTATTTCTGTGGTCATGGCGTTCATGTTACCGGGGATTGGTACATTGACAGCACCTGCTAAACCTGCGCCTTTAAATTCTTCCGCCGCTAATTCAAAGTTAGGCAACGCAACTGTTACCGTTCCTTTAAGTTTGCGGTTTGAATCTTTGTCGAATAAATTAAACACATTATTATGTGTCGCTATTCCTTCTCTCATTTCCTACCTCCTTTTAACCGAATAATGTATCAAGATACGAAGGATCGTAACTGAAATTAAATTCAAGTTCCTTCGCAGCATTAGGCGGTGTAAGAGCAACACGGAATAACAATTTGCCGCCGATGAGTGATTGATTGCTGTTATCTTCCCGGAGGAATTCAACACGACCGCCGATAATCGCACCCCTTGACATCAGAGTGTTCATATATTCGTTACCTGTAAGAATGATTGAATCAATGAGAATTCTGCGAATCGGTCTGTCAACATCACCCCAGAATGTTCTATTGACCACGTTCTGTACGAATATGAACATACGGCGAACGCCGCGCTCAAAATCTTTTATGTCGGTATTTCCGGGGAATGCTGTGGTTTCTGTTCCCCATGCACGCCAACCGCCCATGTTGATGAAAGTACCGATGCCGTTTTCATTCAAATAATTTGCCTGAGTTACCGACATCATCGGGATAACATTTCCATCTTCGTCACACAAATTCGTCATTGATAGATGCGTATTTGATACCTGTTCGTAAGGCAATCCGCTGTTTCTTGCATCTAACGCCCCGAACATACCAGCCATGCGTACAGACGGATAGTAAACCTGTTCGCCGATAGCAATGCACGGCCAGTCAGCAAACATATACGGGCTTACATAGCTGTTATCGTTTTTCCATTTCGGAAGGTTGCGATAATTTGCGTATGCGCCTGTTGTCGGAAGATCAACCAATGCGATACAGGTAAATTCGCCCTCGATTTTTGCGGCCGTGCTGGTCATTACCGATGCTACTTCGGGGATAGAACTCCAGCCCGGTGCAAGAAGGAAGCCGAGATTTTTCTGTGTCTGCGGGAATACTTCATGCGCAAGTTCAATACCGGTTCTCTTGTTTGTTGCTGAATCAACGCCGCCGATAATATCATTCTTTGTTACATTGTCAGTAGTTGCCTGTTTGTATGTTACATTTAATGATACTGTTCCTACGGGTATACTGCCGTCAGATTTTACTTCAATAAGAAGTTTGTCGCCGTCATAGCGCAGGTTATAATCGTCAAACCTTGCATAAGTTTGACCTGCGGTTTCGCCATGAACAGTAACAGCGGAGATCATCGCCATGGGATCGTCAATGGTTGCGATACCGTTAATTATTGGAATAGCCACATTCGCAACATCAACCGCGTCTTTAAGCGGGTCCCAAACATTTACCAAAATCAAAGGCGAAACCTGATGTACGCGGAATTGCGAAAACATCATCATTGAAAGCGGGAACTTTTTCCAGTATTTTGGATCCATGTATCCCATGTCAGCAACGCCTTCGGGGAAATTGAATAATAATGCCGGATTGTTTACCGCATTAGAGGGGTTCTCTAATCTATGAACCGGAGCAATACCGATACACAAGGGTAACGCAGAATCTACAGCCACTGGCGCTCTTAGCGGTGTGGGTGATTCTGTTATCCGTATTCCGTGAAAATATGCCATTATAGCACCTCCATAAAATTAATTTTTATTTTCTTCTCCACGAAGAACTGTATCTTCTGTGGGAACTTCTAATGCTGGCGGACAACCCTTCCAAACCGTTTCGATATTGGCATGATAATAAGGCTGTTTGACCATATAAATCGGATTGTATTTAAGCGGCGTGTCAAGTTGATACCCATTGCAAATTGTGTTTGATAATAAATCCATTAAGGTATACCAGAGCATCGCTATTGGTATGCGCCAGCCCTGATTATCTTCTTCGTTACTGTATCCGCCAAATATAATTTGAATTGTTATTTCAGAACCGTTTGATGTTTCTGAAAAATTAGTAATAAGCCCTGATGTGCAAACAACCTGTACTATCGGATAATCTTTTGAATTATCTCGCTCTGCTGATGATGTAAGAGTGATAGGCAAGAGCTGTCGGAATACAGTAGGCGTTCTGACTTCTTCTTCATTCTGCGAAGAAGAATACCAGAAAGAATTTTTAAGTAATTTTTCAATGCGTTCGCTTAACGCATCTACAAGTCCTTGAGGCGTTCTGTCAATTCTTGTCATGCTAGGCTCCTTCCTGCGTTAGACCGATCCTTAATGCGTATACACCTTCGTTTCTGATTGCGTGTCTTACATACCATTGTTCGCCGTCTTTTAATAACTTATGTCCGGGTAACGGCAGGCGTTTCATATCTTTTTCTTTTATGAAAATAAATTGTTCGCCATCCGCTAATGCCATTGCGTATGTTTCCGCAATTTTCTGCGCCATATCGTTGTCAGTGATAATAGGGACAGGTGCGCCGTCAATATTTACTGTTTCCGCAAATTCTTTTGTGTTGAAAAAAACATTATCAATATCGGCGGCTACCGCGTCCTTAAAATCCATTAGACTGCCTGCTTTTCCTTGATGAGCGCAACCAGTTCCGATTTTTTCATTTCTTCGGCTGTTTCAATGCTGAGTTCTGTTGCCAATGTAAGCAGCTCCTCTTTATTCATACGGTCAAGTGATTTTCCCGCGTCAGCAGTTTTGTCATCGCCAGAACCTTCGTTACCTTCGCCTTCAGAACCTTCATCTACTTCGCCGACAGGCATAAGCCAGTTCTGAGCAAGCCCTTGTTTAATTTCTTCCGCTGTTAAGTCCTCGATGAAAGAACCTTTCTTGTACGTTTTTCCATTGCGCTTAACAACGCAGCGCGTAATGTATTTTCTTGCCATTTATTGCCTCCTTACATGACAGTGGCAGAAAGCCATGAATTGATATTTGAAGGAACAGGAACAGCTCTTGATGTTACAAGAATTTCGCTTGTCGCGGCTCTGTCGTCATGCCATTCCTCTCTGATGAATTCACCTGATACGGTTCTGAATTCGCCGCCCTCCATGTAATCAATCGATCCGTAAACAAACCGATTGCGCCTTGATTCAGGTGATGAAAGTATTAATGAACCTTCGGGAAGGTGTCTCTTCATCGCTTTGGTTTCGATGTCGTAATACTCGCTTTCCTGTGTGAAGAAATCGAGGAATGGAGCACGCGCTGTTCCCATATAAGCAGGTGCGCCGTATTCGATTGCTTCAATCGGCGCGATTGTGCCTTTTTCGATTCTGCGGTTGTCGAGCTGCTTCGTCCATTTTTCATTGTTCTCAAAGAACTGCCAAATTTCAGGCGACATAATACACTGGTCAGGATTAAATCCTAAGCGTTTCAGTGCGCTGATCCATGCGGCAAGGAACGGGAAGGGATCGTCAGCAAATGCGGTTATGTCAGAACCAAGCAATATGATTCTGTTAGGCATACTGTAATCAATTTCTCTGTCAACGCCGTAACCCCTAACTTTAATAACCCCTTCGGTTATAAATTTTGCTGTGATGATTTCACGCATTGCCGATACTGCTTCAACGCATTCGACATCATCTTCAAACCTGAGACGTGCCGCCCTTTCCTGTAATGTCGTAAACATTGAAGCGGGCATTGAACCATACGCTTCACCAGGCAAACGGTTTTTCATGTCTTTGAGACCTAAAACCTTTCTGTGCTGATAACGCGGTGTTTCAATCTTTGCCGTTTTATGTGTACTGCGTTCTGTCGCGGGTACGGTTAAACCGTCACCGACAAAATGCGCCAAGGGAGTACCTTTAGTCAGATAATCCCATTCAACTTCTGCGGTAGGAAGATTTTCAGAAATGCCGCCCATAAAATGTGAACTGAAAAATTGTGATTTGGGCAGTATCGTTTCGATAGGTGCAATCTGAGTTCTCTGCGCTCCGTTACTGGTAGTTGTATTTATACCCTGTGCCATCTTTATACCTCCTTAGATTGGGAACGATTCTGTTTCGGGCTGAGGATAGCTGGCTTCAATATGAATCTGTCTACCCCAAGCTGTTTGAATAGCAGCCGGATCAATTACTGTTCCGAGTGCTTCCTCGACTTTGTTCTGGTTAAATTCGCCAGTTAGTCCCATAACTGCGTTTTCGGCTTCCTCTGCTTCTGACAGATCAATGTCGAATAACAAAATACCGACAATCACGTTGCCGGATTGCCATTTTGTGTAATCCTTTCCGTCAGCGCTGTAAAGCGGAGTGCCGCGTTTGAGAATACCAGTAGAGCCGTTTGCGCTGACATCTACAGGCCTTGTTTTACGCGGAATCAGTGTCCCGTTATAAAGATCATCTGTTTCCGATTGTGCGATTTGCGGATTAAATAAATTACGCATCTCTCTTTCCTCCTCTGCCTTTGTTATATTCAGCAGCAAATTTTTCATAAGCTGCATCTCCTGCGCTCTTCGGCGGTGCGGCATGATTCGGTTTTCTCAGATTGTTTACACCGCTTGCCTGTACGTCTCTTGTCAATGCCGCGGCAAAATGCCCGGCTCCGACAGTTGCCTTTCCGCCTTTTCCCTGTGCCATTGCTTTGATGACATTACGGCTCATGGTTTCTGCGGAAGCTCCTGAAGTTTTCGCCGCCTGAATCATTCCCGACAATGCCGGAGCCGCCTGCGCCATTTCGTCTAACGCTGCCTGTCGGTTGCGTTCTGCGATAACACCCGCTTTATAAGCCGCTTGTTCTTTTGCTGATGCGCCGACAGGAATAGAATTCGGATCAGCCGCTTCAATCGGTTCAATGAACTGAGTATCGCAACTCTCGCAGGTTAACAGATAACCTTCCGCGCCTGTTTCTTGATCAATGCCAGTCTCTGCGGTTGCTGTGTCGTAATTGACCTGGGCGCCGCAATTCGGGCAAGCGGTTTGTGCTGCTTCCGCAACAGGCGCGTTTTCTTTTTGCGCTGGTGCTGAGGCAGGCGCAGTAAGAGGTTTTGCCGGGGTTGCGTTTGTGCCGTTACCGCCATCGGTGTTAATGTCCGTGTCCCAAACAAATTGGTTTCCGCAATGAGGACAATCTACTGCGTAAATTGCCGTCCTTACGTTTCCGGGCATCCGTCTCGCCAGTACCGTTTCTTTTTGGCTTTCGCCTTTCTGCGGTTCTGTTTGAGCTTCTACCTGTACGCCGCCTGCGAATGTTTCTCCTGTTTCAGGATTCATATTCACGGCTCCGTTACAGCTCGGGCATACCATTTCGACAAAAGTAATTTCTGCTTTTGGTTTCGGTTTGGCAGCCGCTTTCTGGTTTTTCTTACGGTTGAAAAAAGCCATAAAAATACCTCCACTAGAATTTATTATTCCGGCAGTTTTTTCGGCTGCCTTGTCATAACATGAACAATCAATCTTGTGTCCTTTGAAATTAAAGACACCCGGACTCATACGCGCCGCGGCATCAATCGGCAATTTCTCTACCGGCGTGTATTCGTCTGCTAATCCAATTTCAATAGCCTTCGCTGCGGAAAGCCATGTGCCTTTTTTATTCGCGCCGTCAAGAAGCGCGACTATTTCATCATGGGATTTTCCGCACTTTGCCATGTAAGCGTTGATCATCGGCTCTTTGAGTTCTACCATTTCATCTAACAATTCCCGCGCGTCATGCTCATTGATGTTATAAGCATCTGTTAAAAGATTATGAACAAACATCATGGCTTCGGGCGGCATATACACTACATCGCCAGCGCATGAAATTATAGAACCACCGGAAGCGGCTATGCCCTCGATATAAACTTTTACCTTTTCCTTGCGGCTTTTTAAGGCGCGGTATATCGCAAGAGAGGCAAACATATCACCGCCATGTGAAAAAATATGAACTTCAATTTCGCTTATAGCACCAAGCGCATTTAAGTCAGCGGCAAAACTGTCGGGGGTTATTTCATCACCCCAATATTCCAAAGCGTCAATCAATCCGTAAATGTCAACGCGCCCTATGTTGTTATTCTGCGCACGGATTTTTTTCATCGAATAAAACTTTTTTGTTTTATCAGCCATTTGCTTCCTTTCCCTCCTCTGTGTTATTATTTGTCGCTTCCGCGCCTGCTATTGCTCCTGCCGTTTGCGTCATGCCTTGCGCGGCCGCTATTGGCAAGCCAGCATCTTTCGCGGCGGCTATTTCCCTTCCTCTTTCTTGAACATTCTCATAATAATTTCCGCCAGTAAGTTCCGATGTCGCTTCACTTGCTGTCGCAAATCCTAATGAAATAAGTTTTTCGTAATTTTGCGCACTTTTACCTAAATCAAGCTGAGGCATTCCCGGACCATTCCATTTTGCTCTTGTATATGCGTTACGCATAATAAAGCTATCAAAATAACCAGGCGCATCAATCCAGCCGCGGAGAACAGCCTCGTCCATAAACGATTCCCAGATAGGCTGACAGAAATCATTTACTAAACATGAACGTACTACTTTGAAATTACTGCGGGCGTTATTCATGGCGGCTTGACTTGCGCTGAAAGAATTTTTATAGCTCTGTAGCATTAACTCATAAGGAACGCCTACAGCGGGACCAATCATTTCTAAATTAGTTTTTATGAAAGGATCATACGCAGAATTAGGTCTAGTCGGATTTACGGCTTCCATTTTTTCTCCCGGTCTTGCATATTGAACCGAACCGGGACCGAGAACTATTCTGTCGTTTAATTCATCATCATCAAGTATTCGCCTTGCCGTATCTTCTTCTGCGGCTTCCATTTCTCCGATAATTGCATCGGGATTATCTGATGTAACAACCAAAGTAAACATAGCCTGTACCTGCGCTGCTATTGCTTCGGCTTTTATATAACGATCAAGCGTTAACGCTAATTCGACAATAGGCGCGATTATAGGCAAGCCGCGGCGTTGCCCTGGGCGTTCTGTTTCCATAAGGTGTAAAACATTCGGTAAACCTGTTTCAGCACCGTATGCCGGAATAAAAATCCAGCGCGGATATTTTACGCCGTTATGCGTATAGTTTCGTGTTCTGCGCCTTGCTAGCGGATGCCCTGTATAGAACCAGTAACCGATAACATTTCCCCATGGCGATATTTCTACACCGCCATAAATATCGTTTTCCTCATGCCCTTTGCGTTCGTAATTATCTGGATCGGCGCAACAATCCGCTTCGATAATTTGTATCTTTAATGCAAATGGAGAATGATGCCTTTCAAAACGCGGCATCGTTATAAAAACATCTCCCGATTCTTGCTGAGAACGGAATGCAAGTCTTGTCAGTTCATAAAAATTATCTTTGTGGTATACGTCACAATTTACGGATTCCGCGAATATATCCCATAAGCGCATAACAGATGATTTGAATTTTTTTACAGCGTCCAAGTCCATGCCTAAAAATTCGGCATCGGGTGTAGGCTCTGGTCTTAATCCGTCACCGACAACATTTGTTGTCATGGTTTTATAAAGACCTTTAATGACAGGTGCTTCCATTGTTAGCTGTCTTGAGCGTTGTCGAATAATAGGAAGGTTTGCAATTATATCGTCATCAGGAGATCCGCCTTTCCATTCCCAGCCCTTGAATACATTTTTTGACATTGAGGCCGCAGCGTGCGAATAACCAGATGCGTAATATCTGTTATTCAATGCGTTCGATGAGATTGGTCTACCGTATTGATCAAGCAACCCAGCTTTCTTCATCATTCCCCTATGCTATTGGTACTACTCGTCTGAACCTTCCGCTTCCTCCAGAAAGAGAAGCGATTAAATCTTCAAGCCTATCCTTGCGCTTTAATAGCGTATCTAAATTTGCTCTTGTTAAACTCCGGCTACCCATTGAATAAGATTGAGCGCCGCCTAATATCATTGAAATAGCAGTATTGATTTGTTCGAGTTCTGCCTTTGCGCTCTTTAACTTATCCCTTCTTGACATTCCCCTCTCCGTTTCTTTGAGCAATAAAAAAAGCCCGCAGAGACAGGCAGAGAAAAATTCTCTAACTGTCTCTACGGGCTCCCGCGTTTTCGGTTCGCCAAATTAAATTATATTTTGATTATATCCTATAATCCTTATTTATATCAAGTGCTTCTAACTACCACTTTTTTCTTTCGGCTCTTATCTACAGCCGGTTCATCATCTTCCCAAATACGGCTATTTATACATAAATCTAATTTTCCAGAAGTTTCGGAAATATTTATTGTAACACTTCCGAACCGAACGCTCCTTGCCGCTTCCCTGATTTTTTCAAGGTGTTTGTCTGTTAATTCCATACACTCTCCCAAATGCTTATAAGCTAAGTCCGTTGTTCCTGCCAAGCTGGTTTTTTTTGGCTCGTTTGCTTTTCGCTGTGGTCGGTGTAACTGCGCTCTGGTTGCTTCCTCTAGCAACTGAAGCCGAAGCCCAAGGCTCCGAATAATGCATATTTCTTAAAGACGCATTATCATTCGGCAACATAATCCGCAATGCTGCCCTTGCGTATACTCTACAATCCAATCCTTCGTTCCGCTTCCCTGCTGATAAATGCCATTGGTATTCAGGATAGCCTTTTTTATTTCGCACAAGAAGTTTTTTTTCTGATGTAAGCATATCGAAATAATCAGCACTGTATCCGTTTATAGGTATATTATCTTCATCTTTCGGAAAGTGGCAATACCCCTCACTTCCGGGAATCTCATTTTTTAACCATGTCATTATATCAGATTTTATTCCGTCAACGCCGACCATGAATAATCCTTTCTCTTTATTTTTTACTGAAGGTCTTGTCAAAGGAACTTTGTCGCCGCCCATACCTTTTATCGGATATACTCCCCTCGATTGCCTGGCTTTACAATATGCATAAACCTGTGGTGTCATGTGACCGCCTGTATCAACGGCAGCACGTCTTATTTGTATGCGTTTGCCGTTTCCATAAGCCCATGATTTTGCCAAATATTCATCAAGGCGAATCCACACATCACCTTTTCGCGGATCTCCAAATATTTCTATGTATTCAATTCCCCATGATTCAAAATCTAATCCCCAGCCGACAACTTCAATCGCCAATCTGTTATCTTGTACGTCCACGCCCATTGTAAGAACGCACACGCCGTCAGGTATCTGAGCCTGATATACTTCTCGTCTTTTTTCAAGCGCATGGGATTCAATTACTTCACCGCGCTCTTCCCATGTTTCAGCTAATACAGTATTTACAAATGCGATAAGTTTAGAATGATCGCCCGCTTTTGAATATTTGTTCGCTTCAATCCATTTTGTTACAAGTTTATCCCATGATCCTTGTGAGTCTAATGCGTTCACATGAAAACCCCTTACTTCGTGATCTGGATTTTCCGCAATCCATTTACCGCCGTTTTTTTCCCATTCTATTCTTGTATGCAATGTTTCGCAGTACGGGCAACTCATTTTCATTACATCGAATACTAATCGTTGCCATGAATATTGTGACCATTCACCACAATGCGGACACTTATGGCTCCATCGTTCTTTTGATGAATCATTGTATGCTGATTCAATTCTACTCTTGCCTTTTAATGTTGGTGTAGACGCTAACACTACTTTTCTGTTTGGGTATGCGTATGTTCTCGCAACTGCTAATTCAACAGGATCGCCTTGACCTGCCAAGTCTTGCGGTGCTTCGTCTACTTCGTCAAATAATACTACTCTTACTGGTCTTGATTTTAATGAAGGTGCGCTGTTTGCACCTGCGATAACTATGTAACCGCCCGGAAAAGATTTTTCCAGAATTTTATTTTCAGTGCTTCTTGATTTTTCCATTGCGACCTTGCCGCGTAAACAAGATGTATCTCTCAGCATTGGCGTTAATCGCTTTCCTGAGAATGTGTGTCCCATAGCTATTGTCGGTTGTACTACCATAATCGGACAAGGATCATAAGTCATGTAAAAACCAATCGGATTCATTATAGCGCAATTTGTTTTCGCCATTTGTGCGCCAGTAACAACAATAACCTTTTCTGTTTTAATATCGCTTATTGCATCCATGATACCGACAGTGTAAGGAACTCTCTCTGAATACCACGGTCCCGGAGATGAAGTTTCTTCACTTGATACGATACGATTTTTTTCCGCCCATTCTGTAATTGTCATTTTAGGCGGCGGCCGCAGAAGATTAAACAAGCGACCACATAGCGTTTTTGTTTTAGGTTCTACACTCATGTCATTCTGAATAAGCACCTTCTTCTTTTGACATCATATCGTCTATGTCAATATCTGCTACCTCACTTAAAGCACGGTCTATTCGATCCATAATTATTTCAGCAATTTCATTTTCATTCTCTTTGACTTTAATCAATGGCGCAACACCCATAGGAATACCGCGCAGATTTATTCGCAACCTCGACATAGCAGCGCCGACAACTCTCTCAATGTCAGCAGAACGATGTAAGTCTTTTTTTAATTCATCAAGTTCCAGTGAATCTTTTTCTATTTTTATTTTTTTCTCTTCCAGCTTCGCCGCTTCCAAGTCTATTGATTCACTCGATTTTCTGTTGTCTGCTTTTTCCCGATAATACCTACCGATAGCAATTAGCGACTTTGCAAAATCATATTGATAACCTTCAGTCCCTTTTCCTCCGGGTTCTGGTGTTAATATTTCCTGACATATTTGTTGCATTCTTCTTTCGCTAACACCGAAACAATCCGCAAGATATTTTGCGCCGACTAATTTTTTTGATGGTTCTTTTTTAACAGTTTCCTCTGCTGATTTTTTCTTTACTGATTTTATAGGAGTAGAAACTTTTTTTTTCGGAACAGTTTTTTTTGTTGCCATTATCCCCTCTCATGGATTAAAATAGTCATATAGCAAACGAAACGAAATCGCCTTTTCAAAACTCGTAGCTAACGCGATTCTGGGGTCAAAAGCCACCCACGATGTTTTCACGCCAAAAGTACCTACGAATTTTTTCCTGTGAAAAATAATTTATTTATTTGAGTATATACAGAATATGAGCATAAAAGCAAGGAAAGAGCATTTGAGGGTATATCAAACAACTGCGGATAGCCCTGTATTGCTCTGTGGGTTAACCCTGTAGGGTTTGTTTTATAAAGGGGCATATAACCTACACCATACTCCTGTAAAAGCTATTGAAGGTAGGGTATCTTTTAAGAAACACCCGTAGCCTAGCGGACATATAATCTTTTAACTCCCCTAATAGTAATTTACGGTATACCGACATAAGCCTATGGATTTGACCCCTTGCGGTATTTTGAAGCCTTCTTTCTCTCAGCAGCATCTTTGTTTTTAATGCCCTCTTGCCTCTCATATTATTTAGGCACTCCCAGCATATTGCTTCTTTCTCTATGTTTTTCCAGAGAAGCATCAATTTCATTATTTAATTTATCAAGAGTTTGGTCTATTTGATTATTGGCAATTTTTGATTCTTCTTTTCTGAACTGTATTATTTTTATTATGCCAATAAATATACCGACAACAGAAGGAATAACCCACCAAATGAAAATTGGAGATAAAACAATTAACCAATACCAATTTATTATTCTAAGAACTTTTAAGATAATAAAAATAATTCCTATAATTGTCCCCAAAGCAGATATAATCTTGAGAGCTTTTTTTAATCCTTCATTGATTTTCATACAATACCTTAATTACTATACAGCAAAAAAAGACATTCAGCAAGATATAAAAAGTAAATGATAATTGAAATAACGTATATTCTTTTTTTATTTAGTTTAGTTTACTATACTATTCTATCCTTTGTGTATTTTTGTACCACATAAACCTATATGTATCAGGGTTATTGTAGTAAATTTTATACAATAACTCATAAGGCTTGTGTGTAATTGTAGCCCTTAAACCCTTCTCATATAAAGTTCTTTTGAATATCCCTCAGAGCGTGAAGCCATAAGCTGTAAAAATTGCTCCTTCGATATATCAGATAAGCGAAAAACTTCCTCCGGCTTCATTCCAAGTTCCTTGCCGATCTCTTTTATTGACTTCCCCTGTTCCAGCAGCATTTTAATAATATTCTTCATCGGCTCCAGAAGGTGCGTGCCTCTTGCCCGATTATGGGTTACTGTTCCGTATATATCGCCGGATTGGTTCTCATGCTTCACTATAACAATTGGTACCTTGTTTTTCAACTGTGATTTCAAAGGTTCTTCCCCTGAGACAGTCCAGCGATGAAAGCCGTCAATTATTGTCATATCAGGTCTTACCACAATGGGAAGCGTCCAGCCGTTTGAAAGAATTGACTGTGTGAGAAGGTTTAAGTTTTCCCTGGACACTTTATTCGGATTATAGTCATTCGGTTTTAATTTATCCCTGCTTACCCATTGCAATGTTGAAAGCGGCGCCATTAATTTATTTTCCATGCTGTTTTCCTTTTACGTTGTTGTTGTCATTCGAGTAGTTCATATTTATTGTGGTTATGATTGCCCGAAGGGTTCTCTGCTTCGGATCGCCCCCGATAAGGCAGTCATAAATTGTTTTATATACTTTGTCTTTTACGATTGGACCGTATTTTACAAGTAACTGGATTATCTTTTTTGCATTGAGCAAGCCGCCTTTCGTTTGGAAATATTTAAGCGGATTGCCCAGCATCTTAAATACTTCGGCTTTATAATCCTTTTTATCCTCAAGTTCCCTGCGCTTCTTTGAGGAGTGCCGGAACATTTCACTATCCCAGTATAACGCGGCAAGATAAGCGTTCGGTTCTCTGCGAATTATCCTGTCCATAAGGTTCGGGTAGTATTCATTCATTTTTACAAGCGATTTTGCGGTATCTACTGAAAAGAATTGAGACACCCGGAGATTTTTCATCGGGCTTCCTGTTTGGTACAGGAATAAATAAATGTCCGGGATTGTTATTTGCCGTTCGTGTAAATACCGCCATACATCAGTGTCCTTAAAATCATATATCGGCCATACCATGTTGCCGCGGGCAAGCCCTTTCTTTGATGTGAAGGAAGATGTCATATATTTTGAACGCTGTACAGATTCAGCCATGCGAACGCCGGTTATCACTATGCCGTCTGAATTGTGCTTTGTTAAAAAATCCTGATATGTGTTCTTCCTGTTCTTCATGCAAGGGTGCTGTGTTATGGCGAAAGGCGGCGGCTGCCGTACCCATGTGCTTTTTCTCGTGCTGTCCCAGCATATAAAGTTTTCGTCCTGTTCAAGTAAATTAAAACAAGAGAAGTGCCTTACTTCCAAACAGAACCAGTTGAATTGCCCTCCCATGAGCAATACTTTTTTCCGCCATGTCATTACCGATAACTCGATGCAATCAAAAATCGCTTCCTCGTCAATAAACTCTACCGTCATTTGTTTTGGATCTATCTTTCCTTCCTGCGCAAGGTTTATTATTAAATCCAAAAGACAGAGAGAGTCTTTGCCGCCCGAAAAGGATACATACACTTTCTTTCTGTTTGAAAATGCGTTTATTATCCGCTTCCGGGCAGCTTCGAGTACGGTCTTACTTCCTTCCCGCTTTACAACCATATTTCAGCACCGCATTGAGGGCAGGTGTGTAATTGTTTACCAGTAAATGTTTCGTTGTCGGGTTCTTCGCTATCATCATCAACTGCCGGAACTTCGATGTTTATATCAGCATGAGAATCAATAGCCGAAAGGTTTTCCTCTGACGCTTTTCCGTAATCCTCAAGGGCAGCGGATATATCATCGGAAGCGGCGTTGATAGAATTAAGAACCTCGTCATCAAATCCGGGTATATCAAAATCGCCGTCCAATTCGCTGATAATTTCCTCAATGTTCGCAAGATTATCAATGCCAAGGCCTGCGGTTTTATTATCCGCCATCATCAGCTTTTTTTTGTCGTTATCTGATAAGCCGTAAAGAATAAAGGCATAGGCTTTCTTGAAACCTTCAGCTTTCATTGCTTCTACAAGACCGTTGCCAGCCAATATAAGATTATTTTCGTCAATGACAATATTTTTATACTGCCCCCATTTTCTAAGTGATCGGCGCATTTCCAGTATTTGTTTCTCAGGGTGTATGCGTGTATTCTTCTCTGGTGTTTTTAATACGCTGATTGAAACTTCTTTTTTCTCTCTTTTCTGTTCACTCATGCACCTTTCTCCGTGATATTAAATGCCAGATAATAGCGAACACAATCGCGCCAATGACAATGTAAATACGGATAGAAGCCATAAGCGTCCATACACCGAGAACGCCCATTGGTATTAATAACTGCCATAAACCCACAAGCGCAACATTTACGGCAAGCCCTAACTTGCGCCCGAATGTGATGTAAATGCTGTATAGGAATGATGAAACAGTTGATGTCGCTATTATGAAAATGAGAAACGCTTTAATAATATTCAGTACCGGATTGAAGTGTGTCCATGCCAGCAAGAATGTAAATGACAGATACGCCCCGAACAATAAACCGCCAATAACAAAAGCCTTTCGGATATTTATTTTCTTCGCGCCCATGTCGTTGCTGTCGTTATAATCCAGTATCTTGAAAAAATAAGGATACAGGAACGGTCCCGGTATCAGCAGTATACATAACCGTAAACCGTATTTTAAGTTTGTAGGCTCCAATCCGAAATAAAGCACGTTCATACTTCCCCTGGAATGAATAATCGCGCCGACAGTCAGAAGTAAAGCGACACCGTAAACAACCGCCCAGCTTGCGTTATCAGTAAAGATACTGCGGATCATTCCGTTCTTGAATAACAGGAATATGAAGAACGCTGCGGTTGCGTATGCCAATACCAGCCCGAATGTCCCGGTCATCGGCGTGTCCTTGAATATGGTGTGTATGCCGTTAAGGTTTAACCATACTTGAAACACGCACATAAGACCAACTACATATTGCATTGGTTTACTGCGGAAAACTTCTCGCACCTTCGGAATCATCGGCGCGAATATCCCAAATACTATGCAAGCCATAGTATTGCCGAACGCCCAAATCAGAAACGGAATAATTCCGTAATTCTGCGCCATTTGAATACCGACCATAAGAGAACCGACCCCTGCCCAAGTCGCGGCAATAGACATCGAGTAATACCATGACGGCTTTTCAATGAATTTGTTTTTCAGGCGTGTGATGACAGCAGGTTCTTTGATTTTTCCCTGTTGTCGCGTAACGGTTTGCGGACGGATCCCGCTCCGTTCTTCGTGAATATTAGACATATAAGTATACCTCAAGGGAAGTATATATTTTAAAATTTTATTATGTCAATTTTATTTCAATTCTTTATTTTCTTATTTGTCGTAACAATCGCAAAAAGTGATATATTTTCAGTTTGTCCGATTAATCGGACAACTTTTTATTCAGGCTTTATTTCTTCTTTTCATCTATCATTCGGCAATTTGTATTTCTGCACTGTTCGCATTTGCCGTAATCCTCACATTCGAGCTTGTCCTTTATTTGTCTCTGGTGATATTCTTCCAGATCAACGCCGTGCGGAAGTCCCATCCATAAACCAGTAGGATAACCTGTAAATATTCCTTTCATTTTTTAACCCTCTTGTTTTTCCTGTGTGATAATATACTGCGGTACATCACTTTTCAAAAAAGACTTAAAAGAATTAGATAAAATATCCAGTTCTCTATGATAATCGTTAAGCGCATCATCTGGCATCATTCCCATGCGAATCATATTATTACAGTTTTTCGCCAAGGCTAATGCTCTTTCCTCAAAATACTTTTCCATTTCTTCACGAGCGCGGCTTTTTACATTCTCAAGAGTATAGCCGGGTTTAAGAAACAGCATGGGCGGTTTTACACCATGCCCGCAACAACCTGAAATAATACAATGTACTTCGCTCATACAATAATCATGCCCTTCTTCTGTAGGCAGCTTTCCGCACCGTATACAAGGGCGTTCGTTATTTTCAATCGGAGTATTATCATCGGAATATCGCCATACCCTACCGTCAAAATATATTTCATGTCCTCTGCTGTGTGATGTTACGCTCATTTTTCTTTCTCCATTATCTTATATTTTGATTTAGTTATTGCTGGGCGCATCCAAGGCCATGCGAATTTTATCCAAGCAGGATCACGCACGCCTAATTTGTCTCTGTAAGGCATTGCCATAGGAAGAAACCCTGCTTTCATACAGTCATATAATCGCTCTTCTGCTTTATCAAATGTATCTTGAGGATAACCAATTAATACATAGGCGCGTAATGGATCGCAAATCTTAAACCCTGCACCTTTTAATAATTTCCCTGCTTCATATAGCGGCTCTCTATCATCAGGTGTGTCATACGCAAAGAATATTTCTTTTGGCTTTATTTCGGTTAATTTTGAAACGTGCCAAGACTTTAATCTGGCTGCTTCTAATCCTCCGGTAAAAAGCACACGTCCCTGTTTCTGATTTTTTAACATAGCAAAAACTTTATTTATATGTTCATCACTACAAGCAAGTAAATTATCATCGAGTATGTTGTTGCCCTCCGTTATCGGTAATTCTCTTATTGTTTCACCTTCGCGGCGCCATACATTACAAAACCAACATCTATTTGGACACCCGCGGCTTGTTATTACATATCCTTGTTTCAGATACCGCCCAGGGATAAATTCATCACCTCTTTGCCCTGTGGCAGGACCGCCTATTTCGGTCGGAGCAACACTTGACCACTGTTTCATTAACCATTCTGCTTGCGGTAAGTCCCATGAAAAAGTTACTGATATATGAACCTTGTCTATTTCTTGATGATAAGCAAACATATCTACAGGACCAATAAATGCAAGATTATCGGTAGGTGTTGCGTTTGTTCTTTTCGGGAATACTCTTGCTAGCTTCATTAAACCCTAGCCCATATTGCATTGATATTTAATTTCACCTTTCCCTTCTTACATAATCCAATAGTAAATCCAAGAATACAAATATAAAAACACGACACACCTTCCCTACAATGACATTTACCTCTGCGAAATCTGAACAATACACATAGACAAGATATTATATAAGCAGGTATGCTCACACATAAAACGCCTTTGATAAACGGTATTTTATACCACGAATAGCGCCCTAATCCTGTAAAGATATATAATAGGCTAGGTTTGGGAAGCTGTTTACCATTCACACTTGCCGCAAATAGAGAAAAGTCTTTTTCATTTGGCTCTAATATATTATCCATTATTTACTCCTATCAGCCCTACACTTGCACCAACGCCAGCAGCTTGACGATTAATATTTATATCAGCGCCATGCGCTTGCCCTGACACATAAGCACCTTCATTAACATAAATTTTATTTGCACGATGTGTTTTCACATTTGAATAATGAGTGAGAACGACTTGATTCCGACGTGCTTTCATATCACGCCAGCCGCCCAATTTCTCCATTTTAGCTATAATTCCGATAACGCACCCAACACGAAAACTATTTTTTAATCTTGTGCCCTTTATATTCTGTTTTCTTAGCTGTCTATCTATTTCATTTCTTAGATAATTAAATAGTTCCTGAGCTATATTTACACCAATTTCATCACCAGCAAATACAAACTTTACACGCCTGTACATTGCGACGACGCCTGAAAATGTACCACAAGTATCAAACAACATTTGAAGCCACCGTGCCTTTCTTTGCGGCGCCGGAAATTCTATAACAAAAAGATTTGCTTCATCTTGCGTTATACCATTCTCAGCCATAAGTTTGCGCGCCATGCTTAATGCGACATCTGCCTCATTTTCCGTTCCCATGTTCGCCATATCAAAAAGTTTTTTTATTTTTGAACGTAGTTTTTCATCTATCATACTTCCTCCTTAAAATAATTCTTGTTGTATAGCCCCGGACATTCTATTTCCATAATACATATCCCAAACTTCATCATAACAACGCCTACCTGTTATTACATTTATTCCGTCTTGTTCGGCGGCCAGAAGATTAAGCGCATTATTTATTATTTTATATATACTCTCATTCTGTGCATGATGTTTCGTAAGCGATAAGAGTAAATCGAATTTTCTATTTAATTCCATATTAGCCCAATCATAAGTAAAATGTTTTTTATTCATCAGCCGTATATCGCTTACTTCATACCACCAATAATTATAATTTTCTTCTGTCAATTTTTTATATCGCATGAACCCTGAATCGTGAAGCAAAACGCCGACAGCCTTGTTTACAAGATTAAAGTTTCCTGTTGCAATATTCAAAATATCCTGCATAATCATTTCATTTGTTCCTTGTCAATTTCTTCTAAAACATTAATAATTTCTGAAAAAGCGTTCAAAAGTCTTATCTTCTGTTCCCCATAAAAACGGCTTCCACTGGTTGCTATTCGCATTTCATCTTTTCCATAAATTTTCATGATAATATCGCAATCATCATTCTTAAAAATTTTCATAAATGTATCTGGGCTATAATCACTAATTAATTTAACGACTTTCAATTATCAATCCTTTCAAACTCAATTACAAAATTTTCTTATTTATCGTAACAATCGCAAAAAGTGATATATTTTCAGTTTGTCCGATTAATCGGACAACTTTTTATTTATTACACAATCGAGATAGAGTGCCGCCAAGGATTAGTTTTTTTACGACCTCTAACTGTTCGTTTTTATCTTCTACCTTTTTTCTGCCTTTGCGAATATTAAATTCTATCATTAATTTATCTTGAAAATAAAACAGTATGTCATATTCATAACCTTCTTTTGTCATACCTGATGTTTTTCCGATATACCCGGCTTCTCTCAGCTTGTCCATTGCATTAGTAAATATTTCATGCATTTCCATATTTATACTCCTTTTCATTTATCATTCGGCAGTTTGTATTTCTGCACTGTTCGCATTTTCCGTAATCCTCACATTCAAGCTTGTCCTTTATTTGTCTCTGGTGATATTCTTCTGGATCAACGCCGTGCGGAAGTCCCATCCATAAACCAGTAGGATAGCCTGTAAATATACCCTTCATTATTTATCCCTCTTGTTTTTCCTGCGTGATAATGTACTGCGGTACATCACTTTTTAAAAAAGACTTAAAAGAATTAGATAAAATATCCAGTGAGAAAAATACCGACAAATTATTTTTCCTTTAAAAAAACGAAAAACAACTAACCAAAATGGCGTTTTCATATTTACTCCTTCCCCCATGGGTATTCTTGTATAAGTTTCTCTCCCCAAATTTTCTTCAAACTACTTTTCATAAATACTGGTACTTTTCTCTGACGACATTCACTGACAATATTTTCTATCCATATTCTTTCAGGGATTATTTTATTTTTACGATTGCTTGTTTCCGCTCCGATAATACACCAATCAACGAACCTGTGATAAGGAATATTATCAATCCCTTCAAGATTCTCGTGTAATGGTTCAATGCTTAAAAAAGAATTCTGCATTCGGTCTAGGGAGTAGAAATATCTATCCGTGCTTTTTGTAATTGTTGCGCCTAACCAAAAATTATTTGGAATACAAATGCTTATATCATCCCAAAGCTGATAATAACGCTCTGGATTTTTTGTCAAAAATAAATACCTGTGCTGTGGTGCTTTATAACAGACTTCAAATACTTTTTTAATCCAATTATCAGGAACCCATTTACCAAATAAATCTGTCATACTGCCAATAAAAATATTTTTTGGTTTTATATATCTGGTAAGTCCAGTTTCAAGCCTGTGCCTATGAAGTGTCGGGTGAAACCCATATGGATAAGGAGCGTTTATGAGTTTAGGTTCTCCTCTTTTGTCATTTCCAACTCGATATTTATATCCTAATCCACCATATTCACACCCTGTTACTTCTTTTGGTGAATCACTTTTTGCAAAAGGTATTTTTACATTGTAGTCACCATCCCAAATACCCTCAAATCTCCGGGCAATTTTCTTTGCATAACAATATTCACAATCATGCCTACACCCCGTTATGGGGTTCCATGTCATATCACACCATTCAATCTTCGTCTTCTGCATCATCGTTCTCCTTATTTTTCTTTTTCTCATCACGTTCTTTTTTACATTCTTCACAAAGATATTCATTATATTCTTCACTCCGTGAATCTTCTGTGAAAATGTCGGTAGCACAATCCCAACACAATGTAACTTCGCCATTACTGTCCCAACAACCGCCGCAGTATGATTTTCCATTTAATTCTGAATGGTGTCCTTCAGCTTCGGAATTATAAATATCACCGCAATCATCACATCGCTCGTATTTTGAAGGCAAGCACCCTATACATTCCTGTAAAAACCAAATTACAGAAAACGCATCTTCCTCTGATAATTTTGGCGCAAAACATTCAACGCCTTTCGGCAATGTTCCCTGTAAATATTTGTAAAGCGTATTTATAGCTCTGAATATTTTACTTTCAATTAAATCATCAATATCTTTTGACTGTGGATTATGAAAGTACATACCCTTATCTGTACTGGAAACAAAACTATTTTTACCATCTCTAAATATCCGCGGACGGCTATCGCTTTTATACAAAGGAGCTAATAAACCTTGAATATCTCTTTTTGCATTGCTGTTTAAATCACAATGTTCTTCAAGATAATATTCAATAGCATCAGCTCGTTCCTGCATTCTCCTAAGAGCATACTCAAGCTCTTGTATTTGTTTTTCCTGTAACCTTATTTTTGCGTCCTTCGCTTCATCCCATAACATAATTATATACCTCCTTTCATTAACTCTGGATTATCATGAATATTGCCAATCACTTCATATTCGCGGGCAATTAATTCATCTTTATAAACGCCAATCGCCCTTGGTCCTATAGACCAACAGTAAAAACCAGTCAACATTAATTCCCAAAACCCCCAATGTACTATTCCTTTCTTGCCGTCATCTCTTGTCATTAAATCAGCTTCAAAAATCTTTTTTCCTGTTTTGTCCTTATAAGATGTATATTGACCTATTGTTTCTGGGATAACTTCGATAAATTCAAAGCTTTCCTTTTCGCTTTCTTGCCGGGCAATATACCTTCTTCCGCTTTTTCCGATTGCCAATGTACCGTATACCCATTCGTTTTGATCATCAGGGCTTTTACGCTTGCCCCGGAATTCAATTTCACGCATTTTTTTCTCCTTAAAATGTTTTTTCATTTATTCCCTCTTATCCATAAGACTTCTATCCGTTTTTTATTCTGAGCTGTTCTGGTTTCAATTGTTTTGATAGTCCATCCTTTGTATAGAGTGTTATAAAGATCAGAATTATATCCGCTGATAACAACGCTGCCGGCAGTATTATGTAATATGCGCGCCAGCTCTATATGATCCGCTTCCGTTAACTCAAATCTATAATCATTGCCTTTGTCCCTTGAAGAAGAAATATAGGGCGGGTCAGCATATATAAGCGTATCCCTTGTATCATTTTTTTTAATAACATCTTTAAATGCTGTTTGTTCGATAATAACTTCACGCAATCTTTCTACACATTGCATAACAGTATTAGAAACATGACACCAATTCGTATGAGGTTTATTGCCGCGACATCGCCATCCGACACGAAACGCATTTTTTGGTTTTGCGCTTTTACCGCCATCTGTAAATGTCGCGTACCCGCTTCCCCATCCCTGAAAAGCCCGAATAACTGTTCGCCTTGCTTGTTCAATAGGATCATCTGTTTTATCAAATGACTTTATAAATTCATCTCTTGAATACGGAGTAAAAAATACTTTTCTTGATAATTCCTCTCCATGTTCTCTGCATACCCAAAATAAGTTAACAATTTCTCCGTCAAGATCATTGTAAACTTCAACATCAGATTTTTCTTTTCGCAATAAAACAGAACCGCTACCCCCGAATGGTTCAACATATATTCGATGTTTCGGAAAATGGTTAATAATCCAGGGAGCAATTCTCCATTTTGAGCCATGATACTTTAACAAAGGGTGTGTTACTTTCATGCGCCCAGTACCGCCTTTGTTAATGCTTTAGCTGTGTTTACCGGGACAGCGTTACCAATTTGTTTTGTTTGCTCTGTTACATTTCCGGTTATTCTGTAATCCGCGGGGAAGCCCTGTGCTTTTTTTAATTCGTGATTTTTCAGCATACGAAATCTGATGTCTAAAAAAAGTTTTGAAGAAGAACGCCCGATTAAAGGTTCAACAGTAGCAAATCTATCTTTAGTTGTTACTGTTCCCAAAGGTTTATTGACAGATTGTGCTTTGCCGTTTCCGTAATATTCCAATACAAGCGGTTCAATTATTGCGCCAGCTCCACGAGAAGTAACTGTATGTAACGGTTCTTGTATCGACCTCGCTTTATTGCCCCGGAAAAATCCTTCATTGGGTAACAGGTAAGGTTCTACAACCGCATATCTGTTTGATGTATCAAGTGTAGGTATTGGTTCATCAATAGAATGGTTTCTCTTATTTGAATCCTCTCCGCCATGATAACTTGAAAAGAAAGGTTGTATTACGCTAATAGCTCCCGCGGTTGCGACTGTCGGAACAGGTTGATCAACCGTCCTTGCCGTAGCGCCCGATTGCTGTCCTAATAACATTGGTACAGCTTGAATAAGTGCGTGATGACTACTACCTAAAACTGTTGAAAGAGGATCGTCAATGTTGTGCGTTTTGCTCATGCCGTGCATTATTGCCAAAAATGACGGCGCGGAAACTCCGCTATATTTTTCTATGCCAGCTGCAATTCGCCGCAGAGTAGCATCAGCAAGCGGTTTTTTGCGATTGAATATTGATTCTCCCTGAATAGTCCAGTCGATTATATCCCTTGCTGGTATCCAAGGTTTAAGAAATTCCGTTTCAATTCCCTTTGTGTGCGTTGCTTCCGGCCATATAATATTTTTTCTGCCTTTTACAGCCTGAACAAAAAGGCGGCGCCGTGTTGTGGGATCTCCGTAATCAGCAGCGACAAGTATTCTCCAATCAACTTTATATCCCAAACTTTTAAGCGAAGAAACAAATGCGTAAAATACATCGCCTTTTTTGCTTTTAATCGGGCGCCCGGAAGAATCTAGCGGTCCCCAAGAAAGAAACTCAGGAACATTTTCAATTATGACTCTTTCAACATGAAGTTCTGACAGCCATTTTAATATAAGCCATGCTGATGCTCTGCTTTGGTCGCTTCGAGGGCGTCCACCTCTGGCAACAGAATGATGAGTACACTCAGGACTTGCCCATAATAAGTCCAGTTTTTTTGATTTAACCGCTTTTATCGGATCAATATTCTGCACTGATTCGCATAAATGCTCCGCCCCTGGGTGATTAGCGGCATGGGTTTCAATAGCACGCTCCCAATGATTTATCGCTAACAGGTTTATTTTCATATCCTGTTCCAATGCTGCCTGCATAATCCCGGTGCTTTCACCGCCAGCGCCGCAGAACATATCAACAACATTGAATGTTTTTCTTGACATTATTTATTCCTCCTTTTTATCTTTTGTCCATTCTGCTCTGCTGTTGTTGAATGTAAAACCTGAATAGCAATTATTACATTGTGCGTAATTGTTATACGTTTTTTGTACATTTCCGCCGCAATCACATATAGGCAACTTTTCAAATTCAGTTTCCCTTTTTTTTTCAAGTAACGCATTTTCTTTCCATACCGGGTATGAATCTCTTAAATCTTCCCAATCCTTAACAGCGGAAATAAAAAGCGGTTTCAATTCGTCCATGTTCTTATCAGGATATTTTTTATTGACAGCAAGAGCGCAGTATTCAAGGTATGAGTACGGGGCGCATAACCATGTTTCATCAATACCGCTATTCAAAAAAAGTTTTACTATTTTTGTATCAATAAAAAATCCGTGAGCCCCGGACTCTTTTTTTATATTTTTAATAATATGCGGTGGCGGTTGTTGAAAACCTTGTGGATAACTCTGACTACTACCGCCATTATTTTTTATATATAAAGTATTTGAAGAATCAGAATCACTATCAGAAACAAGATCAGATTCATAACCAAGATCATTACCATAATCACTATCAGCCATGTTTGCCATACTTTGCTTATGGGTGTCATTATTTGCATGGCTATTATGGCATTTGCCATTTTTGCTATCTTTCTTTCCCCATCGGGCTTCCGCACCTTTCTTGCCTGATGCGCTTCGTTCCTTTATTACTTCCTCATAGTTTTCTCTGTTCTGGTCTATATCAAGTTTAACCGCGGCAAAAAGACCGACTAAAACAGGGTTTGAAAATTCCGGCAGAGTACCCGATCTGTCATACTCGATTATCCCTTTGATAAAATGCCATGAATCAGCATCAGAAAGTTTTGCGTTTTCGATGTACTCAAGATATTTATATTTTATGAGGACAGCATATTTTTTTGACAGTATAACAGCATATTTCTTTTTCATTAAGATTCTCCTTTCTGAAAAAGAAAATTCAGTTTTCCTTCTCTGTGCATTTCTTGAATGATAGGAAGGAGAAGCTCTACATTTCCGGCAAGGATTTTTAAGCGCGCGGCTTTATTTATCGCCTCTGCCCTGTTTATTTTTTCGTTATAGGCATCCATCAAAAACTTCAAAAGATACTTGTGTTCTTGAAAAAACGGCTTGCCGCGGGTATAATCCTCAGCAGATATGCGGACTTTTAATTCATAATAACGGGGCGTAGAGCGTGTTTTTTTTGCTTTTTGTGTAGAATTACCTTTTTTGCTTTTCGGTTTCGCAATACTACCTACAGGTAGGTTTCCAGCCATTTTTCTCATAGCCCCACCCCCTTAAAATTCCGCTAATTAGCATTTATCCCCTCCCTACATAATCTCAATTCCCTTCCTGCGTTGCTTAAAACTGTTTCATATTGTTCCGAGGAAAGAAGAAGTCTTGCTTGATCCATAAAGCAATCGCCTAAACTACGCTCAGCTTTATGTCGCTTTTTTAACAAGTCGTTGATATACGGTATCATTTTGTTGTAAAGCGAAAGCACATATTTTTTGCGCTTTAACCAATCCCTTGATTCTGTATCTTGTTTTTCTTCAATGATGTTTGAAATATTTGTAACCTTGAGACCTATTCTTGCCTTGAGTGTTGTAAGTTCCTCTGATGTCATTTTCGTAAAATCATCATGGGTGTATTCCCTTTCCTCAAAGATGAATTGCTCTTTTCCTATTGTGTCACTTAATTTCATCATTTACCCTTTTCACGCTTCGTAATTTTTTTAGTATCGTTCTGCCCTGTTATCTTTGGGCATTTGTTAGCCGCAACAACGGCAGGGCAGCCGAACTGGTTACACCATGTCGGCTCCCCGCCGTCAGTCAGGTAATCGTCACATTTAATTCCCTGACAAGTTTTATTCATCCCCAGTGTCCCCACTCAGCTCTTCGGTTAATCCGTTTTCGTCAATATCATCGGGCAATCCTTCGGGTTCTTCCTTATGCTCTGCTGATAACGCTTCGGATACTTTTATGTCATGTATTGTTTTATAAAGCTCTGTGTATTCTTCTCTGGTCATTTGCGCAAATTGCCAGAACATAGAATGTTCCGCCCTAGTCCAGTCATCTTCCGCATCATTCAAGTCAGGCATTTCATTAGTTCTTAATTCGACTGCGATAAGGAACATGAACAATTTTTGAATATCTGGGCTTGCCTGAATATCAGCTAATGTTGCCTTATCACCAAAAGCGGCCGCGAATAATTCTTTGTAATCAGGATCAATCTCTTGCGGTGTTCCTTCGTCATCTTCTCCTGACGCTTTGTAAACAACATAATCAGAAAGCGGATTGTATTCGGGCTTCTTTTCTTTTGTCAGGCGTTCAATAATTATTTGACCAAGTATATATTCCTTGATCTCGTTTCTCAGCGCCCATGGACTGTGGTATTTTGCTTTAACTTTCTCGACAACCGCTTTTTTATCTTCTTCGGTTATTCCCGGAATCTGATCAACCATGTATGCCTTGATCGGATCTTCCTGTATGGATTGATAATGGCTTGATGTGTATGATACCTTTTCCTGTTTCTCAAAGGTTACGCGGGAAATTTTTAAGTTGTCGGCGCCGCTTTTATAATTCCATTCAAGAGAAACAAGCCATGCTGTTTTCGCTTTGCTCTTTTTATTTGTTTCTTTCCATGAATGTCCGCCACTTGAAATCAAGGTATATTCCTGATCCCCGATTTTCATGGTCTTTGATTTTTTCGGAAGGAAGTCAGGCAGCCTTTCAAGAATAATATTGTTTTCTGTTTCGCCTGTTTGTTTCGCAATAAGGCCGCCGATTAACGCGCACCATTTTTTCTCGTAACATTCGCTGTTGAAACAAACATCTTCAAGAGTGCTGTAATCATCTTCAAAAAGCCCAGGGGTTGTATTATGCGTTCTATCCTTGCACTTTTCGCATTTCTTATCAGCAATAATTTTCAATGATTGTTTCTGGACAGAGCGCATGAAGTTGCATACTTCCCATTTGTCAACTTTCTTTTCGCCATGCTTCTTGAAAAACTTATCCTGATCCGCAGGGGGCAGGCTTGAAATCAGCGCAGCGGCAGCAAGATTTATTTTTCCGTCTCTGAACATAGCTTTTATATCATCAGTAAGGTTTGTAAGCCTTATGCGATGATGTATTCCTGCTGTACTCCGGGAATAATACTTTGCGATTTCTTCAACGCTTTTTCCGCTTTCCATTTGCCGCTTAAAAGTTTCTGCTTCATCGAGAGGGTGCATATCCTCGCGGTTAACATTTTCCGCAAGGGCAATTGATTCCTCATTCGCCTTTTTATCATGGACTATCACATCGACAGTTTTCCAACCCAGAGATTTAACCGCTTCATATCGACGGCGCCCTGCTATCACTCTGTAATAGCCTGGCTTCTCTGTGCTTTCCTTGACTGCTAATGGGTGTATAAGCCCATGCTCTTTAATGCTCTGGGCAAGGGTATCAATGTTTCCCTCTCCCCCGTACTTTCGGTCCGTACTGGAAATTATTTTTCCTACCGAAACTTTTGTTGTTTCCATTTGTAACCTCCTCAAAATGGAATATCATCGGAGAAACCGTCATCATTTGTTGTATACGATTTCTGTCCGTTCTCTGGTGTAGAGCCGCCGCCCAAAAGCTGTAATTCTCTGATAGTAACCACTACCTTCGATCTGTTTTGACCGTCTTGCTCCCATTTCTCTTGCGATAATTTTCCGGCAATGCCGATCTGTTTTCCTTTTACAAGATACTGCTGTAATGATTCTGCTAACTGTCCCCATAAAACTAAATCAAAAAAATCAGCCTTGTTTTTCCATTGATTTCCTTCTTTCCGTTTTTCGCTTACGGCTATTGAAAGCTTTGAAATCGCTTTTCCGTTTGTTGTGTATTTCAATACTGCGTCATGCGTTAGACGACCAATTAACACAACTTGATTCAGGTCTGCCATTTTAAATTCTCCTTATATTGCTTTTTTATAAGTAAGCATTTTCACATCACTATTCCCGATTAGAGCCAAGCCACTATTCCATAGCCTTGTAGCTTCATCTTTTGGAACTCCATATTCTTCAACAACTTCATCGGGATCGGACATCCACTTGCGGATTTTCGCAACCTCGATATTAAATTTCATTAACAGTCTTTTATTTATTTTTAAATGAACATTTTTATTTCCGGTAAAATATCGCATAGTAAAAGCAAGTTCGCCGTCTACTGTATGAAACTTTTGTTCTGTCTGGTGGTCTTTGTAATCTGGTATATCATCAGGATTTATAGGAAACCCAAGATTTGAGCAAATAATTATAAAGTCATTAACTATGGTATATCTGACATCACCATAACGGTCATAACCATATGTTTGCAAAACAATTCGATAATCTAGTCCCAGTTTCCAGCGACCGGGAAGCTCCCTAAATTTCCAATCGTCCCGCGCATTTCGCCATGTACCTTTAGTCCAATGTCGATTTGATTTATATTCTGTAATAAACTTTTTATCTGTAAGAGCATCGAATACTGTACCGATCTGATCAAGTATACCAATGTTGCAATTATTTATAAGCCAAATAACAACTGAATAGACATTATCAGAATTAAAATCCAGTGTTCTAAACTCTTCAATATCTTCAAATATTTTTTCTCTTGTTTTCCGTATCATTCTACCTTTAACTGGATCAAGTTTTTCAAAGGAAGCTCTCCAGTATTTCTTTTTAAGGTTGCTAATAGACTTACGGATTATTTCCAGCATGGATTTTTTGTCCTGCCCTAATAGCTGTATTATTTCTGAGTCAAGTTTTCCGATTGCACGGAACGCTTCACCCAATGTTTCTTTCTCTGCTTCATAATTGGTAATAAGTAGTTCTATCGGAGTTTGCTTTAATGCAATTGAAGTTTTTTCTTCCTCTTCCCATTCTCGCTCTGGTTTGTCCTTAAAATCTGCAATGCTTTCACGCACCCAGCGCGCAAATGCGTTTTCAACAGAGCATTGATATTGAGCTGTATATGTTTGTTTTTTACCATTGTAATGTGATGTTTCTTTTTGTTCTTTCCACGGCACATTTATACGGACCAAATTAACTTTTCCCCGCGCCTCTCTATCAGCTTCTGAAAAATCAAATTGACCTACAATTGTATATTCGTATCTATCTTCAAGTTCCTTTATAATCAGCTTACTGTTTATCCATCGTTCCGGCATTACCAAATACAAAATATAAAAACTACTTTCATAAAGTATTTTACATACCCATTGTTCGTATTGTGAAAATGGAGGATTGCTGTATATAAGAGAATAGTATTGATCAATAAGCGTAACGTCCCAAAAATTTCTACCGATAATAAATACACCGCAGCGAATTAAATCATCAGCTTGCGCCCTTGCTATTTCTATTCCATATTTTTTATCGACTGAAAATAAATCCAGAACACGCCCATCGCCAGCACCAATGTCGAGATATGTATTTATTAAAAGTTCTTTTATTTTATTATACTTTTTTTTCTTTTCATCATATTCTTCACGCTCACGGATTTCTATTTTATCTTTGTTTCGTTGTCCCCAGTCATCATGATTTTTTGCATATTCCCAGATGTCTTTTTTCATTGCTTGCATTATTTCTTCTGTAGTCGGATACCATTCGTGATCCTCGTTACCATTGCGGAGTGCCAATAATTTCTGTGCTGTCGCTGACTTTACCATACCCTTCTCCTATTAACAGGAATACCCGCCCTAGACATCTAAGGCGGGTTTCAATTTCAAATTACTTCACTGGCGCTGTTGCCGGAGCCGTTACTGGAGACTTTGTAATTTTGGAAAATACCAACTGTTCTTTTTTGATTTTTCCCATGTTGCAAAATATCGCAGTAAATGTATTGATTTCTGTAACCGTACAGGCGGTGTTCTCATACAGAACTTCAACCCGTTCTACAAGCGTATTGACGATAAAATTTTCCTTCGGGAAAACTTCTTTGAGTGCGTTCTTAACAAGCCGCGCTGTGCGTTCGCTATTGAACCCTTTTTCCTTCTTCACTTTCTTTTCGGTCTTCTCAGTCTTTGTTGCTGTTGCCATGATAAATATCCTTCTTCATGGATTGGTTTTTCAAACGCTATGCGTTCGGGCTTTCGCCGACACCCATAGGGTGTTTCGATTGGTTGCCAGCCAATCATCATCAGGGCGTTAATCGAATTGACTTTTTATGGCAAGTTCCAAACCATGCGAAAGAAGCGGATTTTTTCTTATATCATCAAAGTCCAAACCAAGCGCATTTAACGCAGGTTCTTCATCGTATGTAACAACGTACTCATGATTTGCAAGTTCATAATTGAACATCTGAAAAATAAAACCTTCGCCTGTGGTATCGGCGGCGATAGCTTGATCCATTTCTTTGTTTTGCCTTTCAAACATTTCATTTAATTTCTCAGCATCGGTACGGAGATAGAGACCGCCTGTATTTCCGTATTTTAATATTTTGTCGGTGTCGCTGGGTAACAATCCCCATTCAGCCATTGCTTCTTTATACTGCTTGTCACTGAATGCAAACTTAAATGGAAAATCATTTACTTCTTTCTGGTGTTTTTCTTTTAATACCAAATATGTGTTCATATTTTTTCTCCTTGTGCGCTGTTCTCTTGCGCTTTCTTTTTTTCGTTTTCACGCATCCATTGCCAGTATTCAATTTTCTTTTTAATGTCCCATTTACTTCCGACAGTCATCATCAAATCAAATTGTTCTTCGAGCGTTCTTCCATTCTGATCCGCCAATATCTGTACATCTTTAAGCTCTTCTTCGTATAACCGATATGTAACAGTGATTTCTTTTGGCTTATCCATTCTGTACCTCCAGTCCGATTTTCCATCTGATACCGGTGTGCATAAACTCAAGTTCTTTTTTATTCATTTTTTGAGCAACCGCCGTTATTTCAATAACCTTTTCAAAAGAGGCTTTAACATCGCCAGCCTCGATGTTTGTTTTTAATGCGCTCAATATTATTTCCATATCTGTTATGCTCATACTTCGTACCTTCCAAACCTGTGGTAACATTCAAAATCCATTGTTTCTCTGGTACTCATTGATTCATTCGCAAGATGCCATAGTAATGCGTTAGCTGTATGTCCGCAGTTTACGCTTCCGGCTCTTGCCCTTTTGATTAAAGCGGGCAGGCTTTTTAATGCTTCGTCAAATTCTTTTTGCGTGCTTTGTCCAAACTTCCCGATTGTTTTTTCTTTGCCATTTGCTGTTTTATATTCAATAGCGTTTCGGGTTTCTTTTTTTTCCATTTTATTTTCTCCCATGAAAATATTTGAGGATTTCTATTGCGACATCGTTCTCTGATACCCTATTAAGTTTATCTACGCATTTGTTCCAAATATCACTGTTAGGAGAAACTTCATTTCCTTTAACATCTATCACTACATTTAAGTACCCACGATCCGCGCCATATAACCGATAAGCCGTATAGCCAAAGTCATCAATAGTTACTTCAACGCATTGTGCTAAAAGTCCGTTTTTGTCTTTCCATGTTTTCATATTCTTCTCCCCTTAATATCAATGGAGATTTTCTTTCCGTTGTGAACGTAATCGAGCCATGCGTCATTCGGGTATCTGCCATTGCGGACACGCTCTCTTAAAAGTGCCGCGGCATGATATTCTGAAACAGCATTCAGATAACCTATTTCAGCTTCACCTTCGCCATCATCATCTACATTCCAGATAACGATATTGAACTTAATTAATTCTGTCGTTTCCTTGAAACTGAAAAGCGTCATGCCGTATTCGCTGTCTACAGCAAGAACTTTGTTTCCATTATCGCCATCGGCGATACCGTGCTTAGGGTTTCCTTTGGCTTCAAGCCATTCCGCTAAACTCTGATAATCTCTCAT